ACCAAATTGAATTACAGTACACAAACCAGTCAATGGACCAAAAACAATTTGTGTTGGTATGTTTGATGGACCAAAAACAATTTGTGTTGGTAGATTTGATGGTCCAAAATCAATTATTGATGGTAAATTTGATGGACCAAAAACAATCAGTGTTGGGCATATGATTGGACCAAAATTTATAATGCTACAAACAGGGAATGGTCCAAAATTTATAATCGTTGGTAAGCTTGATGGTCCAAAAACAATTTGTGTTGGCAAGCTTGATGGTCCAAAATCAATTATTGATGGTAAGCTTGATGGTCCAAACTGAATTATGCTACAAAAATTAGGCAATGGACCAAAGTTTATGATCGTTGGTAATGTTGGTAATGGACCAAAACTAATTATCGTTGGTATGGTTAAAGGACCAAATGAAATAAGTGTTGGGCAAGTTAATGGACCAAAATTTATAAGACTACAAACAGGGAATGGACCAAAACTAATTATCGTTGGGAATGTTGGCATAGGTCCAAAAGTAATTATCGTTGGGAATGTTGGCAGTGGACCAAAAGTAATTATCGTTGGTAGTTTCAATGGTCCAAACTGGATTATGCTACAAAAATTAGGCAATGGACCAAAGTTTATAATTGTTGGCAATGTTGGTAGTGGACCAAAGGTAATTATCGTTGGGATATTAATTGGACCAAAGGTAATTATCGTTGGGAATGTTAATGGACCAAAACTAATAATTGTTGGTATATTTAAAGGACCAAATGAAATAAGTGTTGGGCATATAATTGGACCAAAGTTTATGATGCTGCATACTGGAAATGGACCAAATTCAATCATAGTTGGGAATGTTGGAAAACTACTAATTACAATTGAAGGAAATGTTGGAAGAGGTCCAAAATCTATAATCGTTGGTAACTTAAGTGGACCAAAATTAATCGTACTACAAAAATTAGGTAAAGGACCGAAAGTAATTATCGTTGGAATTGGAGGATCTACAACAATAATTGATGGAATATTAATTGGACCTAATGGTCCAATGTCTAAACAAGGAAATACAATTGGTGGTGGCTGAACATTAATTGTAGGCAAATTAATTGTAGGTATTATAAGTTGTGGTATATCTGGAATATTTGGAATTAAAAACTCTAAAGGTTGATTTGGAGTTTGTATATTAGGCTGCTTGGCTATCTCTCTTTCTGAAGGACTTTGCACAACAGTACATTGGTCTGTATTCACTTGAATCACAGGATCTATTGTGGTATTTGCTGCATAAACATGTGTGCCAGATAAATTAGTACTTGTAAATTTACCATCACCGAAGTCGAGTCTGAAACTTTTATATGAACCAGTAATTTCAACATTATATGTTGCTATTGTTCCAGTTACTGGACTAATTGATGTGATTGCAAAAAAGAAAGTTACATCTGGACATGTGAAGTCGTCAAAAATCACTTCGAGTTCAGATAAATTTCTAATTCTCCAATCCAATGTTGTTTGATCTGTTGTAAAATTAAAACCAATAAAATTTTGAGTCTTTATAATTGCATCAGCAAGTTGATTGTGGTGTTCTGATACTACAAATCCTCTTATTTCCGATCCAGCATAATTATATTTAGTTTTTGTTCCACCTAAATTTCTCGTGCAATTAGTTAATTTATAAACTTTACCATTATTGTTTTTTAATACACCGCCATAATAAAAAAGCTCTCCACTTATATTTGCATATCCATTGTTCGCCCAAATTTCATTTTCATCTGCATTAACAGGATAAATCTCGATGTTTGCTTCCCAAGGATGATTATCTGAGGTTGTTACGGTTTCACTGGTGTTATAAACCAAATACAAAGTACGATCAGTATCGTAATTTTTTGGATATACAGGAATTGGGGGGAAATTATTAGACATCTTCTCTTTATTTAGCGTTTATAGTTAGAAAATAGACATGTTAAATTGTGTTCCTATTGGTCTATAAGAAACATTGCTAAAAGTTAGCGTTGTTTCATTGAATTTGATAAATGCTTTTGCACTATAATCAAAACTCAAATAGGCAATTTTATTAGAATCAGAAGTAGCAACGAGCGTTTGATCCTGTCCATCGAATCCGACAATTGTATTATCTTGAAGATATCTAAATGATGCAGAATTAACACCAGTTCCACCTGTTTCCCAAACATTTGTATTTTGGTTATATGCAGATATAGCTCCGGTGTTATTGAAAAAGTAAACTCCTTGACTCAATGGAACTAATTGTCCTTCAAGTTTTGCCGTTCCAGACATATCAGTTAATTTTTTGATATCTTGAAAATATTCTGATGTTGATCCAGAGGTCTTATAAAAACTTTTAATTCTGAAAAATGTTCCAACACCTTGATTTCTCAAAAAGAATCCAGATGTATCTTTCCAGCATGATCTGTAAACGCTCATATGACCTTGATTTGGATTGCCACTAATGTCAAATGAAACTTCGTTATTTTTCAATTCCTGAGCGCCACTTTTATAATTCGAAGTAGTTAAATTTTCAGTAATAGTGGAAAGATCATTTAAATTTAATTTATCTTTAACTTGATTTGTAAGACTAGTTCCAGAAATTTGCGGTGTTGTAATATTTCCTAAGATAAAATAAATGCTATTTGCACTGTGCAATTCAACCCAATTCCATGGTCTGGAAATTGGGCTTTGAACTAAATAAGTTTGTGTAAAGCCATTGAACTCATGAAAATTAATTGATTCGAGAATTGGAGAATCTACAGCATTTCTGCCACTTGCATAATAAAGAAGTCCTACGCCACCATTCCCAGAAGGTGTTGTTCCTCTTGGTGAAAATCCAACATTTCTTTCAAATTCTTTTTTTTGTTGAGCTTCATTTGTTGCACCATCAAGAAATGTTTTATTTCTTGATATTGATACTGCAGTACTAAATCCAGTTTTAAATGTTTCACTTATCAATCCAAATTCAGAACTTTTAATTTGATTTGCTGAATAATAATTCCATAGCCATAAATTATATTTTTCAACAACATCAATAGCATTATCATAGGTTGTAATTCTATATGCACCATAAGCAGTATCGCATCTTAAATGTAAGTTGTAAATTCCACCAACACTATAAGACCCACGGACATTAGATGAATTGTTATGAACAAGATCATCAGCCAAATACCAAGTATATGTTGTTACTGGATCAATTGGGTCTAAACCAGAAACTTCTTCTCCAGAATAAGTTTTTCCAGTATTTGGATTGATGCCAATAGGAATATCTGCATCAACAAATACATTTACTGGAGTTCTTAATACTGGAGTTGTTGTGTATGGACCACCACTTGGAATTCCATTTACAATTTGTGATTGACCAGTTCGAACATTGAAATTTATAACTGCTTTTTCTGGTGCTGAAACTCTCGCATTAACAAATTGTGGGAATACAACTGTATCTGTTCCAAAATCATTCGTTACTGTCAATGAAACATCATAAATTCCCGGTCTAGTATAAACTTTGGTAATTGTTCCACCATCTAAGTCTTCAACTAAAACATTATCTTGAGAAATAGGACCCTCAGTCGAACTTATTGAACTGATAATAGATGAAGTGTTGTCTCCAAAATCCCAAATATAACTAATTGATCCTGATGTTCCATCTGTGCCTAATCTAAAACTTAAATCTTTGAATTGTACTGTAAAAGGAATTAAACCTATCGATTTATTCGATGTAAACCAAGCCTTTGGAATCAATGCTATACTTCTAAGATAATTGATTCTTTCTTCCATGGTTCCAGTTAATGGAAAATCTGCAATTTCATCTTTTTTACCAGCCGTTTCTTGAATTGCAATTAATGCATTTTTAATTGCATTGTGATGTTGAGCCATTACATTTTGAGTGATATTTGTTATATCTTTTGGTTTTGCAGTATCAATAAATCCGGGCAACAACTCAAGCTCATCAAAAGAAATTTGAGTTCTGCTTCCATAGTAAAAAGACAATGATCTAAATTCTGCGTCACTACATTGCTCCGTCAATGTGATAATTCCAGTATCTGGAAATCTTCCTATGATTGTAGTGTCACCATAAACTGTAATGGAGTTGTCGCCGGGATTATAGTCTTGTGAAAGTTTTACACGCAAACTATCATGAACTAAAAATAGATTATCATCTGTGTCTATGCTTGTTGGAAAATTAGATACTGAAGGTATTGTCATTAGCTCACCACGATGTTTTCAGAAAGGAATGCTTTTTTGCTATTTGAGTTTTCCAACACCAACATTAAACCGGGAATATATGAATTTGGTTTATCGTACACAAATTGAACCTCATGAATGTTGGAATTATTTTCTTGATAGCTTTGATTTGTAACTGGTATTCCATTAATGGTGCCATTTCCACCAAATATCCAGTATCTTTGACTTATATCGCCATCTGTTTGATCAACAAATTTAAAGATAGTTGGAGTTAGTGAAAGCTTTAATGCTGTTTCTTTAGATATACCAACTGTTGGTGTTACATAAAAAAATGTTGTAATTTCTTGCTTACTAACTGTTATGTAATTACTTTTTGTTGCAATTCCTTGTCCTCCAAGGACAGAAACCACATTCAATTGAACACTATAAATTCCTTCATTTTGATATGTATGTATTGGGTTTTTTTCTACGGATGTTGTTCCATCACCAAAATCCCACAAATAACGAATGATTGGACCAGTACTAAAATTTTGAAATCTAATAGTTAATGGCGGAACTCCAATGATCTTATGCGCCCTAAATATAGGCTTTGGAGCTAAGAATATATTTTCTTGTCTTTTTAATATTCCATTAAGAGATTCTGATGTCGGATCACTACTAGTACCCAAATCAACTTCCATATTATAAATTGCATCTCTTAAAGCATTATGATGTTCTGCCATCACAGAATGTAAAACATGACTTCCAGTTGACCAAGTAGATTGTCTTGATCCTGCAAACCCACGAACTAGATCGCTAAAAACATTGTTTGTTTTTGCTGCATAATATATCAATTCATAATTTCCAGCTTTGCCGGAAGGAGGACCTATGCGAAGTAGACCTTTACTTGGAAACATAGAATTGTCATTTACAATTATATATTTACCATTAAAAGAAAGTGATTGACGCAGAGTTGTTTCTGCATTATTTCTTGCTTCATATAAAGATTGGCTATTGTCAATACCACTGGGGAATGTAGATAAACCACCAATGGTATAACCAGCATCTAAACTTGAAATTCTAATTGCCATTTAATTCCTGCTTTTGGCTTATCGCCTGTTCTGCTTGATTTTTCATTTGAATCATTTTCTTGTGCATACTATCAAGATTTTTCACTGTTTGACCCTTAATTGGAATGTCATCTGGAAGAGCCAAAACAGTTTCAATTAGCTCTGTATCTACCTGCGACTGCAACAACATTTTTAAATTTATTTTTTGCAATAGCTTTTCTCCCCAATATTGTTTTTGAGATTCCAAATCGTCATAATCCTTTAAAGGCTCAACCACTTCCAAATTTCTAAATGAAAGCACAAAGAAATTAGCCTCTTCCTCTAGGTTCTTTTTCTTTTTAACAAGAGTTTCAATATTCTTATCAGCCATAACTCTCTGTCTTTTTGCTTTTCTTAGCTTGATTTCAGATATTTTTAAAGAATCAGAAGGCTTTCCCATTGATACTTTTTTATCATATATGGCTATCATCTTATTTATGTTAATATCAATCAATTCTAGGTTGTCCTTGCTTTCATCTATCTCTAAATCTAATGCTTGTAGAGATTCATATCGACTTTTTATTTCTCTTAAACATTGCCACATTTTAGATTGTGTGGTAGGTTCTTTATTTACAATGAAATATTTCATTTGGAAATAACTATGCCTCTCAGCCATTTCGTAATTTAAAATCTCATTCATTTGCTTCAAAATGTTCGTGTTTTCCATGATTTTCTCCTTAATATATTAGAGTTTCAAATCTCCATTGATTTCTTTTTAAAATAAATTAAAATGGATTTTTTCTTAAATAGGAGCGAAACATGCTGGCGGGATCTTCAGTTTATTTGAGTGGACCAATCGAATTTAATGATCTTAATTGGAGAACGGAACCAATTAATATACTTGAAAATAATTTTGGATTAAAGATTTTTGACCCATTTACAGACCCAAAACAACAGTGGTTGCCAGAAATCTCTTTAGCCAAAGAAACAAAAAATTTTCAAAGAATGAAAGAAATTGCAGAAGAATTTGTCAGAAAAGATTTAGGAATGGTCTATAAATCTGATATTCTCATAGCTTGTTTGCCATATAAAATTCCAACCACAGGAACACATCACGAAATTACAGAAAGCTGGAGAGCCATGAAGCCAACTTTACTTGTATGCCCAACAGGAATTGAAAACTTGCCAGTATGGTATTTTGGCTTATTTCCATTAAATCATATGTTTGGATCATGGAATGATCTATATGTATATCTAGATCGTGTCGATAAAGGTATAGAATACGATGATACTTGGTATCTTTTAAAGCAAAGATGCTCTTAAACTAAGCCAGCACCAACCACTGCTTTAAATTTATATCCATGCCTTAAAGCTTTTTCAGCCCAAAGAGATTTGCATTCTTGGAGCGTACTCATTTGAGGGATATCACCAAGATTTTGATGTGCATTTCTATGTATTAATATTCCATTAACTGTTCCATCAATGAAATTTAGCTTTCTATCAACAATTGGAAATAGAATGTCTTTTTCGCTTTCAATAAAACAAGAATATTTTCTGAAAATTCTATTTCTTATAGATGTACCAGATATAATTATCAGATTCCATTCTGATGGAGAATTTTTTATTCCCTCATTGATTAATGAAGAATAACTATTTCCAGCTTTATATGTTGGGCAAAATTGTGAAATTTCTTTTTCATTTTCTGAAGATATATTGCTAGTAACAACGCAAATAAATGGGCTTTTATTGAATTTGCTCTTAATTGAAGATACTGTTATCTCAACTAGTTTTGGGTTGTTTTCTGGAACAATAATAATGAATCCATAATTCAAATCTTTTGGCTCATTCATTTGAAATTCTCATGAAAGTGAAATGTCAAAATCTATTCTTATTATATCATTACTTGTTAGTGCAATATCAAGAGCAAAAGATCCATTAGCATAATCTGGAGTAAATTTATTTTGAACCCAAGGATCGGTTGGATCACTAGTAGGAACATAAACTGAAGCACTATCATTTATACTAATTCCATTGATGTACACTCTTAAGCTTCCTTCAATGTACGGAGTGCTTATTGCAGTTACTGTATAATCAATATAATTTGATGTTATTGGCTCAACATTATAATAATGATTGTGAAAATAAGTTGTTCCAATGCCTAATATTGGCTTCAATACATATGGCATGGTAGGTCCAGAAGGACCAGTTATTTCCCAATAAATATTGTCAGATGCTTCAAAAGATATAGTTCCTTCTGGAATTGTTATGGTACTGCTAGGAGTTACTACTTGAAAATCAATATCTGTCGCCTCTTCAGCGATTAAATTCAACTTAGATCTTTCTACATCTAACATTCTGACATAAGAAACTGGATTTACAACACTCGAAAATCCAAGCGTTGTGTTGATATAACTCAATGTTCCAAAATCTTCTGATTTTGATCCATCTGTATGTTCTGCTATATTGTGAAGAGACTCATCAACCGCAGATGGTCTTAAATCTCCATTTTCATCAATTGATTGATCTATTCTATTTGCTATATTTCCTTGAGTTCCAGCACCACTACGAATAATATTCGAAACATTTTCCAATTCATTGTTTATAAGAACATCTCTTTCTGCCAATTGTTTAATTGGAATGTTATCATATGTATAATGATATGGGTTCTGAGCAGAGTATTCTGGTGTTGGGAGTCTTGATAGATCAACCATGTTTATCCTTTGTTCTTATATATGACTTTTTTTATTGTTTTTCTTACCGACAATTTTCCATTGTTTTGGGAAAGAATTTACAATGTAATATTTACTGTTGTTTTTTTATATTTTTCTTCTTCTTGCTTTTTTTTATCCAACCAATAATTCATTTTAAACCACCAAGATCATATAAATTTAAATCTAAAAATTTCTTCCACAATTTAATATCTGTTTTATTTTTTGATTTTTGCAAATCAGACCAAGCGAGAATTTTTTGCCACTCATCTCCATAGTTTCCCAATATCTCTTCGTCTTTATGAACATCTTTTAAAAATTCATAAGCAACTTCATAATTTCCAAGATAAGTTATTTGAACATTACGCTTTGATTCATCCGCTATATGATTCACAATTCCAGAATATCCAAGTGGTATAATAAAAAAATTACCACAATCAACTTCTCCATTGGGTAACGATATCAAACTTGCTGCAAATTTATAAGAATTTGAAAATGTCGTGCATAAATCTGCAGGACTATCCTTTTCAACAAGAATTCCTTTAATCATCAATCTATCATTTTCAAGTATTTTTGTTCTGGCAAATAAACCTTTTCCAGCACCAGAAATAGTTGACTCTTTGATGTAGAATCGATCATCCATTTCATGGAATGTTAGTGGAGAAGTCATTTAAATACTTCCTTTTTCAATAATTAAAAGAAATTCTTCGAGAGTTATGTTTCTGCCACAAAAATCAGAAAAACATTCTAAAAAATGATTTATTATAGACATGATGATTGATTCTTTCATATCTGGTTTTTGATCAATCATTTTTTTTGCACGATTGATGGACTCTTTGTCAAGACCCCAATCAAAAACTTCATTGTCTAATACTAACATCTTTACATCTTTTTTAAGATCTTGACATTTTATATCCAAAATTACAATATTTCTTGCCATATTTTAACCAATCTTTATACAAATGATAAACGCCAATTGAAAGTTATTTGCATGGAGGAGGTTTTATTTAAATCTGCAAATGTTACCATGCTATATAAATCGCCATTTGACATTTGAAGTGCCATTTCATTGAGAGCGTATCCATTAGCATCATCAAATGTTAACACAGATGTGAAAACAACTTGACTTGGAATATTTGGATCAATTTGACTAATGACTGGCTTGCTCGCTCTGGTAATACCAAATAAACCAGTTCTTTGAGTATCAACATACTTAAGAGTTCCGCCACTGGTTCCTCCATCACCAAAAAGCATACGATTTATGAAATAATCATAAGTGCTTCCGATACTATTGGCTAGACTTTTGGCTAAGGCTTCTCTGCCCTTACGCAAAATAGTATTTTTTATTTCGGATACTTCTTTGCTACCATCTTTATATTCGATGATTCTTTCTACCACGCCAACTACGGTCATTGCTTCATGTTGATTTGTCATAATTCGCCTTTCTTCGTATTTCCATCTTGGTAATCTATTATAAATTCAATCTTTTCATTTTGCTTCAAAGATTCAACAAAATTATCTTTTGGTTGATCTTCTGGTTGATCTTTTGATGCAATAGACATTATTGGATTGATGTTTTCTGAATTTCCTGTCATTTCACTGCCTCGCCTATCAATTCTGTTAAATGTAACTTCTGGCAAATCAAACTGTTGTCCTGCTATAGTTACATTTTGTGTTTTGGTGTATCTATAAATGGTGTAACTTTCTGAAGTACCACCAGAAGAGAAAGTCTTCCAATACCTGTCTGAACCTTCGAGAGTTATTGTAGTATTTCCCGATGGATTGTTGCCATCAATTTCTTGTATAAAATATAAATCTCCATCAATTTCAATCAAATAATTCTCTTTGAAATAATCATTCTCCAATGGAGTTGATATCAAATTATTGGCTCCATTAACAATACCAAGCGAAGATTCTAAATCGCCAACTATTTGAATTTTAAAACCTTTATGACTCATATAGCCAATCTTATTGTCAACTAATCTTTGGAATATTTCAAGACTTGTTCCAATAACATCGCCATTTGTATAATTTTCAATGTAAAATTGATCGACAGTTCCATCAACAAAACCACTAATCCTATATTCAACACCAGAAATCTTTTGATAAAACCCAACACTGTAAATATTTCGAACATCATGAAAATCAGAATTTAAAACTTCAGTTCTTCCTCTTGCAGTAACTATAATGCTGCCACTTGTAGATGTGAATAATAAATTGTCATCTTTATCGTATGCCTCATAAGAAACAGAACTTACAGATGTTGGCGGAAGTGTTCCATCATCTTGTAATAATAATATTTTATTAGGCAGAATGTTTAAGATATCATAAGCTGTTGCTGAATATGCAATAATTTTAATTTTCCACGAACCAGACGAATATCCTTCAGTAACATCCCAAAGAGATTTAAATTCAGCAAAATCTTTACTGCTATCTGAAAAAGAAAAGATATTATCTTGATATATGTTTATACTACTTGTTGAGTCAATTGGATTTGAAATCCTAAATGAAAATGCTCTTGAATCAAGTCCTAATAAAGAACCAGCAAATACGGAATTGGTTTCATCCAATGGTTCTGATACTGTATTTACTTCAATTGTATTTGCAACAGGATTTTGAATTGTATACTCACCAGCTAAAGTACCACCCAAAACCTTTAAAATTCCTGTTCCATTTAAAACTACGCCAATTTGTTTAAAATTAACTTCACCAGAAAATAAAACTACACTATCGTTATAGGCAATACCAGATCCAGAATTTACAATAGTAGAACTAGCTAGTGCATTTCTCAATACGGCAGATGTAGTAAGACCGTTTTTCATGCCCCTATTAAACCACATTTGTGCATTTCCAGAAATGATAAAGTTGCTTTGCTTGTAAGTCATAAGAGCCTCAATTTCTTCAATTGGTGGCATTATGACTTCTTCAAAACCTCCATAAATATTCATTACATGTAAAATTGCATGAAAAGGTAAAGATTCACTGAGAACTTCATAAGCCTCAACAATCCTATCATCACTTAAATTTTTGATTTCTAAATCTATGTTATATTTGCTGCTCAAACTACTAAAGCACGGATCGATGAAATTCTTGTCAATATCGCATGGATCATTTGAATTTCTAATCGATCCATTGTATTCATCCATGTTATAAATGTTTTCTGAAAATGGAAATTCTGTTTTTACTTTCCCGAATATAACATTGTCATGGAATGGATTTTTTGTCGGAATAATAACATCAAACAAAGGATCTGTTTCTTCAATCAATCTTACATTCCAATTTTTTAATGGGTACTCTTGATCTCTTTCATCTCTGGTGTCAGAAAGCGATAAAGTTCTTACATAATCTTCTATCGATTGTTCGGAAGGACTATTGATCTCATTATATTTATATACTAATCTGATCGAATCGCCTTCTTCTAATGTTATTGGATTTACCGAAAGAGTATCACCAATCCATTCTATAGTTGAAATACCATCTATATTTCCAAATTCAATATAATCTGATGTTAACAAATCCCATGTGTCACTATCAGAATAACGAATATATAATTCAAAATTATTTAAATCTAATGACAATGCTGTTTTTTCTAATACAAAAGTATTTAAATTTCCGTCATAAGTAAACACTTCTTGCCAAGTATAATCGCTAATTACTTGCCACAATCTTGTATACTTTATAAATTTAATTCCAGATTGATCCAAGGATTCTATTAGACCACTTATGGTTCCTTTCTTCTTGAAGATTGGCATCGCTCTCTTTATTTGTCTTCTCCACAAATAAGGATCATTTGATTTAAGCTTCAAGCTGAAAAGATTTGATAGAAATGGCAATAATTTTTCATTCACTACATTTGCATCAAATAAATCAATAATTTGATTCGCATAATCTTCAATAATGGTAAATCCATCGGCAGTAGCTAAATTCAATTTGTTTATAACATCTGGAGTTCTATCAAATTCACTAAATCTTATTTTGAATATTTCTGGAGTATATCTTTCAAATAAAGTCGCATATTTTTCTGGAACAGTAAAATGCGATGGAACTGCTGTGGCTCTTGTATCGCCTAATAAATTAAATTTCTGATGACTTGATTTTGTTGTTCCGGCAATTACAGAAGTCCAAGTAAAACAAATGAAATAATCGCCTTCACGATATCCTTGAGCATCCCAAATATATTGAAAATTACCATATAAAGTATTTCCATTTGCGTCTGTAGACACTTTTGTAATTAATGCATTATCTTGGTCTGTAGATAGCCAAGCTGGAAATTCTGGATTGCCAAGAGTGAATACTGGTGTTGCATCTTTGTAATAAAATTTTTGTTGCGTAATACTTGATTCGAGATTGACTCTATTCTTTCTGGCTTTAAATATGTTTTCTTCAGTTGGATAATCACAAGCTAATTTCTCAGATTCTAATGTTGTTTGTAGTTTTTCTTTATCATAAATTTCTTGAGTATATTCATTGACGGTTGGATCAATAAAACTTCTTTCTATAAAATATATTACTATTTTGTCAACCCTATAAGGATCGGACAATAAACAGCCATCATCATCTGGAGTTTCTAACTCAAAAATGATTTCATCAGTTATTTTTGGATTCTCAGATATTTTTTTTTGTGCCATTGTAATTATTCGTAAACGAATCCTAATTCAATAATGTCAGATCTAATTATTTCATAAAATTTAGTTGTAACAATATTTGTAGCCCCTAAAGTTATATCATCTGTATTAAATGTAATATCAACTGATTTAATTTCCTTTAAATCAGAAAATTCTTTTATTAGATCATTTTCTTTTAATGTTTTGCCATACTCCCAACGATTAATACTGAAAAATGCATCTATTCTATTTGAAATTTTAACTCTAAGCTCATCTTCAAATTTTCGATATAATTTATCCATTGTGATTGAAATATTTACATCAACATTAACAACTACTCCGTCTTTTATACAAACATAATCTGTGATCATTTTTTTTGATTCTATGTAAGACATCAATTCTGTTTTTAGTTGATCACTAGCAACTTCTAAAGTGTTTTTATCTTTTCTTGAAAGAATATAAAGATCTATAATATTTGCTGCACATCCATGATTTCTTAAAACAGCAATAGATTTTCCAATCTGACCATTATATGGTGATACATATAAGTCGGCAAGAGTTTTATAATCTAAACCTGTAACTGCTCTGTCTTGAGTTCGAAGATACATTGGCAATTTTCTTCGAATGTCTTCAATCGTATCTCCATCATATCCATATTGTGCTTTTGTGTAATTGTTCAAAAATACACCTATTGGATAATTTAATCCGGGAACATTAACCAATACAGAACTTTGTGTTGCGTTTGTTACAAGATTTCCAATAGTTCCACCGCCAGTCCTATAATAGATGCTGATATTAGATCCTTTGGATGGAACCATACCAGCAACTCCATTTCCAAAAATGAAATATGCTGAAAAATTTGAATCAAATTCAACTCTGTATTCTCTAAATGGTTGAGACTCAGTGAAATAATCAACTTTATTCCACATAACTCCATCTACAAAAACTTGCATAGAATCATATATGACTGATTGTTTTCTAGATTGAATTGTTTGATTTCTAGATCCGTTGCTGGCGATTTCTTCAAATATTGTTTTTCCTTGTAGCCCAATAATACTGGCATTTACCACACTATTTGCTGAAATTATAATGTCTTCATCAAAAATAGGATTTCCATCTGAGTCAGCTGAAAATAATTCTATTTTTACTGAGGTTCCTCCGCCATTGACTTCAAATCCGATTGGCGTTGGTATTCTTACATCTGTTGTGATTGGATTGTTTATTGATGCTGTCCAATAACTTTTCGCTGCTACTGGTGGTTGTGGATTGTAACCAACTAGTTTGCAAAGCCTAAAAGCATTGTCAATTTCAGAAACAGTATCAATGAAAATTTCATTTGCGATTTGATCCAACTTAAATGAAAGTGTATCTGCTATAAATGCCCAATTTTCAATAAGCATAATTGCTAGAGATGATTCTACAAAATCTGTAAACTCATTGGAAAATCGTTGCTGTGTGAATTCAATCAATCTTGTTTTCATAGACCAAAAATCTTGATTGGTATAATTCAAATTAAACACATTAGGCTTGCCGATTACTTCGGAAGTTGCGTAAGGTTCAATATTAAATGGACAATTATTTGTCATCCTATGCCCCCAATGGTATTTCTAATTTTAATTCTTGTATTTTCGTAATTTCCAACCTATCGAAAAATGTTATTCTTATAAGTAAAACACTTTCATTTGTAGGATTTTCATCCAATGGATTCGCACTATCTTTATCTAAACCGCTTTGAATATATATGTTTTCTATTGCTACTCTTGGTTCCCAAGTTCTTATAGAAAATGCAATCATATCTCGTGCTTCACGCACAGTTACTGGATCATTAGGATTAAAGAACAACTTTCTTAACGGAGTTCCATAATTAGCCAACATCACTCTCTCTCTTGGATTGGTTAGCAATAGAACAATCAAATCTGATTTTATTTGATCGATACCATGTTGAATATAAAAAAAACCTTTCGGAGTTTTTGTAATTGGATATGGAACACCTTTAAAACTTTTTATATTAATCATGAGTTAATGCCTTGTTCGTCAAGATTTCCGTCACATTTATTTTTAGCAAAAGGCAACATACTAAATATGCTCATACAAGGATCTTTATCTCCTAAACTACCAATAATTTTTGAACTTGCCCTAATTGCACCAGTAGATGGATCATACATAAGAATCATTCCAATTTTTGGAGAATCCTCTTCTCCAGCAGTTCCAGCTAATAAAGCTATAAATTCTTTTGCAAAGAATATGTGCGATTTATCTGTCATATTTACATAGTAATTTTTGGTGTAAACAAGTTTGAATTTACTGATAATTTCAATCTTATTTGCAGGTTTGGAGCAGCCACCAATATCTCCAATAACTTCAATGTGATCATCAGTTGTGGCAACTATATGATTTCCAGCAACTCTTAAGAAGACATATCCGGGACCATCTTTCTTTTCTTGATATCTGTGAATATGAGGACCACGACAATTGTCATGGTGAGGACAATATATTTGAATATATTGTTGATCAGTTTTTTGTTGATCAAAATCATCACGCATGGAAAATTCAAGACCATAGCCACTTCTAATTTTTACATATGCTTTTTTCGATAGTGGCTGTGGGTCTCCTCCATGACCAACTGGATTTTGTTCTTCGTTTTGTTTTTCTGGAGAGAGACTTTTTCTCGAATCATAACAATAATCAAGTTCCTCATCAATCATTTCAAATTGATGTTTACTTGATGTTTGCATGCTTATACCATGATGTTTACCGGCTATGCATTTTTGTTTTTCATGATCGTTAAGCTCAATTCTATTGCCATGAGCAGTAAGAAGTTTAATCCCATTCCATTCGCTTCTTTTATTTGGTTCATCTTCCAAATCACTCATTTCAATCATATGTCCAGTAGTAGACTTCATATAAGTTCTACCTTCATAAACATCACCAGCACCAAAATTAAATGGCTTAGTACTTCTTTCCCAATCTGGAATGCCTTCGGGGTGACGAACAGAATCATCCATTACAAATGTATGACCAGAAACAGACATTAATTGAATTCCAGTTTGGGGAAGATCACATGTGTTGTTTTGTGGAGTTTCTGGTCCTTTATATGGACGACATTCGTTTTCGTGTTTAAAATAAGGATTTTGACCAATTTGATCTTTGTAATGTGTTGATTTTGGATGACCAGTTCTTGCATTTGATTTGAATTTTGGAATTAATTGCCCACACATGGGAATTTCTGAAGTTTTTTCTATTATTGGTTGAATATTTTTTGCATTTTGCTCTTGGTTTGTTAAAGCCTTGCCACCGTCACTCAAATCGGTATAACTTTCTGCATTAACATTATCTCCAGAAGAATCAGTTGCTGCGATTTTTCTATCAATACCAATTGATCTTGCCAAATCTGGATATGGCATTTCTGGAACACCAGCAAGACAACTCACATCATCATCTGGAACTATTTCTTTAGTATTTGGATATGTGACTCTACAATCTGGATGCGCCCACTGACCACCATAATGAAGATGGTCATCCTTCATCATAATCCAATTACCAGTACTTGACATTAATTCTATTCTTTTCCATCTTCGATTACACTTAGGATCTCCATCAACCATTTTAAGCATATGCTTTTCTGGAGTTTTAAATCCATAAATGTTTGGATATGTTATAAGCTTTTGAACTTCTGGTTTATCAGCAAAATCAAGAATAGATGTTAAATCAAAACCATTGTAAGACTCTGTATTCCAAGGAGGCAAAACTTGCGACCCATCATTTGGACCAACAAGATATCCTTTTCTATGACCTTCATGAATCTTGTTATATTCATCCATGAGTTGATTAACACCCCAATTGTGACCTCCGTCTGGACCACGATTTCTAGACCATACAGTTCCAATATAATATGCCGAAGATCGATTACCACTTTCGAAAATTAAAGCAACTGATGATCCTGCAGGTGGAACCCAACTTAAACCAGAATCATCAAATCCTCCCATGGCTGAAATTGGATTAGCCCAAGGAAGCTCTTTTATCAAAACATTGGCACGGTGTAGTTTTGGATGAAAAAATTTAATTCTATTTTGCTTCCATATGTCGATTGTTTCAATTACCAAACCAACCATAACACCAAAGAAAGTATCTTTAGTATCTGGAGCTTTATTTTGTTGATCAGACCTAGAAATTGCTTTTGTTGAATAATCAACATCTCCAAGTTGAAGCTGCAAACTTTCAATTCTTCTTTCGAGCGTAGCAATTTTTTCATTTAAACTCATATTATTTTTCCATTTATTTTTAATCTGTTTCGCCTACAAAAGTACCATCTCCAGTATTGTCCATGAAAGGACCTTCAGATCCATCGCCACCAATAGGATCATCAGCACTAAGTTCTGCATTTGGAACTGGTAAACTTACAGACAACTTAGTTATAAACTTACCAGCTTCAATCTGATGATCTACGCCCATGATCATCCATTTCTTATTTGATAAAATTTTATTTATTGGTGGATCTGCAAGCCAAGTATCACAATTTGGAGAATCTTTATCACCTATTGAAAATGGACTTATAACTACAATAGAAACAAATCTTCCAATAGTTTCGGTCAAATAATAAAAATCTTTAGCATTTCCAATTATGCTTAGTTCTCCCTTTATGCTTCTAGCTTGATCGAAAGGTTTATTTGCTGTAGTGTGAGCAGCAGTTGATTTTTCTAAAAGAATAACTCTGCTTTCTTGAGGAACAGAGTAATCGTATTCGCTAGGTATTGATTGAGCATTACCAGAACCAGAAGCTTCAATTGGACTTAAATTGGGATCTTCTTTATTTTTAGCCATTTGGCTAGAAGTGCCGCCACCAGAAACACCACCAAAACCACCAGCATCAAGAATCCATTCTATTTCTGGATTAAATTCAATAACTGGACTGCAATTCCCACCATTTACTATATAAGTTTTTTCGACACTCTTGCAGTCGCAATTTTCATCTGGCAGACATTGATCATCCTCATGTATGATTAATCTTGGACCAGTTTTTTCTGATGGATCATATTTAAAATATACACCAAGTTCGAATCCTTGAGTTCTTATTATGCTCACCCAATTTCTTATAACTGACAAAATAGGCAATTCATTCGGTTTCCAAATTGCTTGAATTCCATCACCACCACCAGTAGGAAATTCAAATTCTAATTCTTCTCCATCCCTATTTATAAAAGCAACTTCTATTGGAGGGTCTTCTTCTGCACACATGTCTATGATTGCTTCTTTTAATGTTTTTAAATTTCCTTCTGAACCTTGAATTTTTTCTATTCTTCTGTCATTATGCCTTTGCATTAAATCTGTACATTCTAATTTTATTTTTGTAATACCTTTATCAATATTTGTAAAAAGCTTTTTAGGCATGAAATGAATCCAGTCAGATAGTTCCTCTTTTACTTGTCCGCTTTGACAATCTTTAAGCAACCATCCAAATCTAAATTTATTTTCAATTGTTTCTTTTTCCGCAAGTTTTATAGTTTTATTGAGAAGACGAACAACATCAGCATAAGCATTTGAGCCTTCTCCCAACAATTCAAATTCAACTTTCATTCCTCCATTTGCTTGTTGAAGTCCATACTGCATTGAACTTATTACCATTTTATGTGGGCTTTGTTCAAATGAATCATTTCCACAATTTACTTTGAATGTTCCATTTTTCATTTCCATTTCAACATAAGGAGCATACACCTCTGATTCTGGAGGTATTTCTATAGATCCACATACATATTTTTGTATTTCTTCATTTATTATACAAGCCATTAATTCCTCAATTAAAAGTTTCTGGTATAAGTATACTTAAACCTGATTTAAAATCCCAAATATCACGGATATTATTTTTTTCCATTATTTTCCACCAGAACATAGAAGTTCCATAAAAGTCTTGCGATACTAAGTCTGGTCTATATTCGGTTGATTTATTTATAACAGTATATTTATCTCTATCACCAGATGAAATATTTCGTCTTCTATAAAGAGGAAATGTAATATACTTATCTTCACCATAATAAATTACTTTGTTATCTTCATAACGACTTCCTGAAGCAACCATTTTATTAGCTAATATTTTTGTAATTTCTATTTTATTCGCCATTAAATACCTCCAGTGCCAGTCACAACAATATCTTCTGCAAATGGTAAACTTGAAGAATTATATACAACTTCAAAATTTAAACTAACATCAACTTTATATGGACATCCAGTTTCTTCATCCCACGGAACTTGGGAATCAAATTTCACATTATAATCCAACAGTACAACGCATAAAGGAATAGTAGCCAAAATATCTTTGCATTTAATTTTCATAATTGGAGGAGGAGCATAAGGAGCAGATGCTCGTTTTGGATAAACATGTGCTTCTAACCATCTTAGTGTTGTCATTATTGCTTCTGCAGAACGACTACCTGATTTTTTTTGCACAAAAAAATGACATTCAACACTAATATTTCTATTGTCTGAATTTGAATAAGCTTTGATTGGTGCTGACCTACCAATTCCAGTTTCATCATTGTATTTTGCTGATTTTTTATCACTTATATCTGGAATATTATCAAAATACATTTGTATTGAATTATCACTTGCGTATAAATTTCCATTTGCCGACAAATCACTTTGCAAATAACAATCTTCAATCTTTTCTAATCTACCATCGCCATTTGTTGCTCTCATTTTTTACCTTTATTTAGTGCCAGATCCAACATTAGTAACTCCCTTACCACCCGTTTGGAGGAATGATCCATAAGCCCACTTAGTATTCATGAATGGTTTGTTTCTAACTTTTCTTGCTTCAGTATCTCCGCCCATTCCCCCTGCACTTGATTTAGTACTATTGTCTGTGTCACCAAGTGCATCCTTTATCTGAGTAAGAAGTTCTACCATTTGTTCGTTTAATTCAGTTTGAGTTACTGCTTCGGATGCAATTTCAGTCAATTCTGGCGAAGAAACGGTGGAAGAATTAGGTTCTGATGTCACAACTTCTTTTTGAACCTTTTCTCTCATACTAGGTTCTGGAGGTATTGCGGTAGCTACTGGATTATTTGCTTCCATTGCACCACCAGAAGCACTCAATCCGCCAATCTGACTTCCTGCAGCATTTGTCAATTTTGCCATAGCACCGAATTGAGTTTCTAAACCAGAGATATCATCAATATTCATTCCGGGTAAATTCATTGAAGACATATTTAACATAATGTTAGACATGCCAAACATTGCCTTTTGAATTTCAATTAACATGTCGGCAACAAGTTTTATTCTTGTCAAAGCTTCTGTTAATTCTGTCGAATCTGGCAAATTATTCATGATTGGATTGATAATTCCGTTGGTAAGGAATGAAGAAATACCAACCCAATAACTTGAGAATGTTTTTATGCTTTTATATATTTTTTCAATAGGCGATTTAGTGAACCAACCACCATCAGTTAATGGTGCTATATTTTCACTCAACGATGCAGAAACATTATATACTTCCTTTAAAATATCAGGAAGCACAACAAGACTTTTTGTAATTTCATTTAAAGAAGAAGCATCTGGCAAAGTAGATATTGGTCTTATAATTCCATTATTTATAAAGTTTGCTATTCCGATCCAATATGATGCAAAAGTCTTAGCAGATTCGTACATGGTTGCTATCGGAGACTTAACAAAAATGTTACTTAACCAACTACCAGTTAGAGGTTGTATCTGTTCTGAGAATGTGTCAATTACTTTCCTTACACCTATAAGGATACCAGAAACGAAAGTTAATTTGGTCATAACTTCTGTTAATTTTTCAACATTAGACATTCTATTTACTGGTTCAATAATACCAATCTGTATAAAGTTTGCTATTCCAGTCCAATAGGATGCAAAGCTTTTAGCTGATTCGTACATGGTTGCTATTGGCGACTTAACGAAAATGTTACTTAACCAACTACCAGTCAAAGGTTGTATTTGTTCTGAGAATGTGTCAATTACTTTCCTTACACCTATAAAGATGCCAGACACGAAAGTTAATTTGGTCATAACTTCTGTTAATTTCTCAACATTAGACATTTTATTTACTGGTTCAATAATACCAACTTGTATGAAGTTGGCTATTCCAGCCCAATATGATGCAAAGCTTTTAGCTGATTCGTACATGGTCGCTATTGGCGACTTAACAAAAATATTACTTAACCAATTACCAGTCAAAGGTTGTATTTGTTCTGAGAATGTGTCAATTACAACTCTAACCGCTTTAAGAATACCAGACACAAAATTCAACTTGTTTATGACTTCTGTTAGTTTTTCAACATTAGACATTTTATTTACTGGTTCAATAATACCGACTTGTATAAAGTGGGCTATTCCAGTCCAATAGGATGCAAAACTTTTAGCCGATTCGTACATAGTTGCTATTGGAGAAATGGCAAAAAGTCTTGTTAGCCAATTACCAGTCAAAGGTTGTATTTGTTCTGAGAATGTGTCAATCACAACTCTAACCGCTTTAAGAACGCCAGATACAAAATTTAATTTATCTATAACTTCTTTTAATTTATCAACACCCGATATTTTAAATACTGGTTCAATAATACCGACTTGTATGAAGTGGGCTATTCCAGTCCAATAGGATGCAAAGCTCTTTGCTGACTCGTACATGGTTGCTATTGGTGAAATGCCTAAAAGAGTCTGTAGCCAATTACCAGTCAAAGGTTGTATTTGTTCTGAGAATGTGTCAATTACACCTCTAACCGCTTTAAGAACACCAGACACGAAATTTAATTTGCTCATAACTTCATTTAACTTATCGACACTAGACATTTTATTTACGGGTTCAATAATACCAGTTTGTATGAAGTGGGCTATTCCAGTCCAATATGATGCAAAATTCTTTGCTGACTCAAGCATATATGCCATTGGCGACATATTGAAAATATTTTGTAACCAGTTTCCAGTTAATGGTTGTATTTGTTGTGAGAATGAATCAATTACACCTCTAACGCCATTTATAATGTTAGAAATTATATTTAATTTTTGAGAAGTTGTTTTCAATTCTTCAACACTAGACATCTGACTTACTGGTGTGATAATTCCAATTTGTATGAAACTAGCTATGCTAACCCAATATGATGCAAAGTTCTTTGCTGATTCAAGCATATATGCCATTGGCGACATATTGAAAATGTTTTGCAACCAGCTTCCAGTTAGTGGTTGTATTTGTTGTGAGAATGAGTCAATTACTCCTTTAACTCCATTTATAATGCTAGAAATTACACCTAATTTTTGAGAAGTAGACTTCAATTCTTCAACACCAGACATCTGATTTACTGGTGTGATAATACCAGTTTGTATGAATGTTGCTATGGCTGACCAATAAGTTGAAAAAGTTTGAGCCGATGAAGCTAATGATGCAATTGGAGAGCTACTAAAAATACCACCAGAAGTTAAAGGCTCCAAAGCAATTGTTAAAAATTCAATAGTGTTTCTTATTTCGCCAAATATCTCAGTTGATTTTTTTAATTTGTTACTTGATTCATCAATTTCTGCACTTGGCGATAATTGACTTATTGGTTTTATAATTCCATTAGCAATAAAGGAAGTTATAGCTGACCAATACTCTGCAAAAATCTTAGCAGATGAATACAGTGATGCGATTGGTGATTTTGTGAAGAATCCACCTTCAGTCAATGGTTGTAAATTAATGGCAAAAGAATCAAGAGTTTGTCTTATATCTCCAAAAATTTGCGTTACACTTTGCAATTTTGTAATTATTTCTTTTAATTCTGAATCATCAGGCAATAATCTGAGAGGAATAATTATTCCGTCTATTAAAGCGTATGCTATTCCGCTAAACCAAGCACCAACTATTTTAGCTGCTGAAAAAATTGCGAAGTCAAAATATCCAGAAAACATAAGTGACGATAAACCATCAGAAAGTCTTTGAATGAATACAGGTATTTCTCTAATGACCAAATCCATATTGCTTATAGCTTGATTTGCTTTTTGTAAATCTTTTGAATCAACCATTCCAGAAAGAATAGGCTCAATAATTCCTTCCTTCAAGAATGTTGCAATCGTATAAAAATAAATTTCAAATATAATTGCATTTTTTGCAAGCATTGCCATGGGAGAATCTTTCATGCAATCTTTAGGGTCTAAAAGACCTAATAAGCTTGAAAGTGAATTTATTACTCTTGGTATAGTTGGCAATAACTGTGCCATCATTGTGATAATGCTAGTTGCTTTGGCTATAGTTTTGGTATCTGGCAAAACTTCTAAAATTGGTGTAACTATACCATCTCGTAAAAACTCTGCCACAGATACAAAATACTCACTAAAAATATCTTTAGAAGATTTTATCATTTTCATTGGTGCTTTTTTCATTGCATCTCTACTTACAACCAATGGAATTAAACCTTGTGCAGTTTGATTGATAACTCGTGGTATATTTGGAAGCAATTGAGCTATCATTGTGATGATACTAGTGGCTTTAGCCAAAATTGAAGCATCTGGAAATTCTTCTAATATTGGCATCACTACGCCATCTCTTAAAAATGCTGCAGTTTCTCTGAAGTAATTTGCGAAATCTTCTTTTGATTCTGAGATTGCTTTAAGCGGAGCTTTTTTAATGGCATCTTTACTTACAACTAATGGTATTAAACCATCTGATACACCTTTTATAACTTTTGGAATTATTGAAATGATTTTGCTTAGATTAGTAAGTATGCTTGTTGCTTCAACGATTTTTGAAATTGGAACATCAGAAAAAGCTGTATTGATTTCTACCACTATTGCATCTCTAACAAATGCTGCTACTGTTCTAAAATATTTTGCAAATGCATCTTTATTTTTCATAATCGTTTCAACTGGAGTTTTTGCAAAGAAACTCTTTGATTCAGTCATTAACCCAATTGCAGCTGCAAGATTTTTGATGATTGGAGGAACTGCACTTATGGTTTTAGCCATAGACTGCATAATTACTGCAGCAGAAACCATTATTGAAGGATCTGGAAATGTCGCCAAAACAGGAGTTACAATTCCATCTCTAATAAATTGACTTATAGCCAAGAATGTTCTTTGGAATTCATCCTTATTTTTCATAATTTTTGTTATTGGAGAGTCACTGAAAATTGACTTAGACTCCATGAGTCCAAATGTTTGATCTACACTTTTCAAAACAATAGCTGTACTTCTCATTATCGATGCTGTTTGACATAATCTTTCTGCGGCAGTTTTCAATTGTCCAGAATCACCAACTGATAAGGCTGGCTTAACAATGCCATCTTTAACAAATTCTGCTATCGCTATGAAACTTCTTTGAAACTCATCCTTGTTCTTCATGATTTTTTCCACAGGAGCTTGTGAGAAAAATGATGCTGGGTCCATGTATGCAATTACGCCCATCATTCCTTTTATTACTCTTCCAGCACTACCAAGCACAACTGCCATTCTTGTAAGTTGTAAATTAGCATCAATCAAATCGTCATCAGATGCCATGTTTTTAGTAACTGGAATTACAATGCCATTAGTTATAAACGATGCAACCTCTGTAAAGAAGTTTCTCATTGCATCCATGCCAGCCTTGATTTTATCAATAGGAGCAGCATTAAAGAATCCAGATTCGGTATAAGGAACTATCTTTGATTGCATTTGTTGAATTACTGGATGAACTTGGCTCAATAATATTCCTATAGCCTTAATCTTCATCCCAGCATCTTGTAAGCCTTGAACATCTTTAAACGCTGTGTTCATCGGCTTTACGATTGCATCTGTTATAAACTTTGGAACTGTCGAGAAGAAGCTTTGGAATTGAGGCATAGCACTGTTAAGCTGACTTACTATACTTCCAGAAAACCATCCAGCTTCAGTTAAAGGAAGAATCTTTTCATTTAAATCTTTAACTGTTTGTGCAGTCAAACTTACAAGCTCACCAACATTCTTCATGACACTTATCAATCTCTTACCAGTTTCTACATCTACTTTACTTTCAATCTGTTTGACAACTCCAACCATTGCATTTGTGAAAGAAAGAATACCACTTCCCATAATTCTAAATGCAATTGCTGCTCCGTAAAGTTTCACAAAGTCTTTTACTGCGTTTGTTAATCCGCCAACTGATAAAATTTTATCTTTTGCTTTTATTATTTCATCGCTAACTTGTCCTATAGATGCCAAAATGTCTGCTATACCTTGACCCATTTCTTTTGCTTGTTTTGGATTTATAACTTCACCAACACTTTTAGAAAACTTAACTATAGAAGCAGCATAATTCTTTACTGGAGCCATCATACTGTTAAGTGCGTAGACTCCTTCATTCATACTGTCTTGTAAGGTTCCGCCACCAAAAAATTCCCAAAATTTACTATGCATTGGAACTTTTTTCAATTTATCTTTTACTTTATAAATCGCATCAGTCACAACCATACAACCATCAATTACATCTGCAACACCTTGACCCATTTCTTTTGCTTGTTTTGGATTTATTACAGAGCCAACTGTTTTTGAAAATGTCACTATGGATTCAATATATTTCTTAGTTGGCTCCATTATGTCTTTAAGCGCTAAAACTCCTTGATCCATAATTTCAGACAAAGAACCACCACTTACCCAAGCCCAAAATTTACTATATTTCGGAACATTAACTAACTTGTCTTTTGCTTTGTAAATCGCATCAGTCACAACCATACAACCATCAATTATATCCGCAACACCTTGACCCATACTTTTTGCAAGTTTGGGATTTATAACGGAGCCAACTCTTTTTGAAAATGCAACTATAGTTTGAATATAAGTTGTTACTGGTCCCATCATTTCATGGAGTGCCAATACACCTTCTCTTAAAGTTTCTTGTAATGGTATTCCTCTAAGCCAAGTCCAAAATCCACTATGCTTTGGAACATTAATTAATTTGTCTTTTACTTTCATGATCTCTTCATTAACTGAAGCGACACCAGCAAGAATTTCAGCTACACCTCTTCCCATTTCGGTAGCTTTTCTTGGATCTATTATGGAAGCTATATTTCTTGAAAACAACACAATAGCCATTACATACATTTTGGTTGGATTCATTATTTCTAAAAGTGTGGCTACGCCTTTCCACATTTGATCTGGTAGTTTATTATTCGTAAGCCAATTCCAAAAACTTCCATACTCAGGGAAATTTGCAAGCTTGTCTTTAACTTTCATTATTTCGTCAGTAACTGCAGCAATGCCAGCAAGAAGTTCTGCAACATCTTTGCCCATTTGAGTTGCTTTTTTAGGTTCTATGATAGAAGCTAGGAATCTAGAAAAATTAACAACAGAAATTGCATAATATGCGGTTGGAAGCATTAAGGCTCTAAGAACTTTACCGCCAGCATACATTGTTTTTGCAAGTGAATTGCCAATTAAAAAATCAAAGAATCCAGCATATTGTGAAAGATTTGAAAGTTTATCTTTAGCTTTCATAATTTCTTCAGTAACAGTTCCAACTGCACCCATAATGCCACTAACACCCTTGCCCATTTCAACTGCTTTTTTTGGTGATATGATTTCTACTAATGAATCATAGAAATTTGTTACAGCAGTAACATAACTTCTAATTGGAAGTGTTAATGCCCACAAAGCCCAAGATCCAAGATATAAAAGTGGAATAAGAAATATTGCAGACATAGCCAACACACTAATTATCGCCAACTTATTAGCCATTTTTATAATTGAAAGAGCAATAGAAGTCGTAGCATCAAGAGTCGCATCTAGATTCTCAACAATTTTTTCAGCTTGACCTTTTTCAAAACTTAAAGCATTTGCCATTTTCAATATGGCTCCACTTAAAAGCAAAATCGCTGGAGTCAATACGAGCAAAGCTAAAGCACCAACAGCTAACATTCCAGCTAGTGGACCAGCATATACTACAAGTGATCCTAGTGCTACCAATCCAGCAGTTGCAGACAAAATACCAATAGCAATATCACCAGCACTATTTAAAATCGAAGCGACTGCTTCGGTAGTTTCTTTGGCTTTAGTTGGATCTATTTCTGAACTACCCAAAACAGAATCTGCTAATGATATAATGTTAGATGCTAAAGCTATTATTGGTCTAGTCAGAAGCAAAAGTGCAGCTGCTCCCAAAAGCATAAGTGGAGCATAGGTGTAAACCATCGTAGCTAAAATGCCTAAATAAGTTAACCCTGCGATTGCAGCAATTATTCCAATTGCAATTAATGCTGCTGCTGCAATTATTCCAGCTACATTCTCTGCAACTTCAAGTGCCTTTCCAGAATCTAAACCGAAAGCTCCCAATATACCTTCAGACATTTTTATTACTGCAGAAGCAAGAGTTAATATTACTGGAGTTAAAGCCAATAATGCTCCTGCGCCAAGAAGAAACATCCATCCCCACGCAATATATGTTGAAGCCAAAACACCTAATTGGGTTAATCCATAAACTGCACCAAGAATTGCAACAGCAATTACTGCTGCTGCTGCAATTACTCCAGCCACAGTCATTCCAATTTCCCAAGCAGTAGATGCATCAAGATTAAATGATCCTAAAAGCCATTCGCTCATTCTTATTATTGCAACAGCAAGCATTAATATTGCTGGAGTTAAAACCAATAATGCTCCCGCACCAAGAGGCATCATCCAAAGCCAAGATGGATATGTTGTAGCCAAAACACCTAATCCAGCTAATCCAGCAACTGCACCAAGAACTGCAACGGCAATTATTGCTGCTGCAGCAATTACTCCAGCCACAGTCATTCCAATTTTTAAGGCAGTAGATGCATCAAGATTAAATGCTCCTAAAATCCAATCACTCATTTTTATGATTGCAGCACCAAGAAGCACGATTGCTGGAGCTAAAACTAACAATGCTGCAGCACCGTATCCTATAGTCCATAATGTTAATGGATTACTTAGAAGTAGTTCGGCAAATAAGCCTAATTCGAAAAGTTCTGGAAGTGCAGCTATAGCAGCCAATGCGATTAATCCAGCAGCGAGCATGATTGCTGCTACTGTTGCACCAACTCTAATGACTGTTTTTAAATCAAGATTAAAAGCACCAAGAATTAAATCGCTCATTTTTATAATTGCAGCACCAAGAAGTACCATTGCTGGACCTATGACTAACAATACTGCAGCACCCAATAAAACATTTGCAAAGTCAATTGATTCCCAATTTACTTTTTCTAATTGTTCTATAAGTTCTACCGAAGCCACTGCAATTCCCCCAGCTGCAACACCTAATGCTACTACTATGGCTGAAACTTCAAGTATTTTAGATAAATCAAGATCAAGTTTTGATGTAATTAATTGTGCTGCTTTTATAACAGCTGCTCCCAATATGATCAAAATAGGACCAAGTATTGCTACAGCACCAGCTACCATCAATAATTCTTTTGCATTTCCACCTTTGAATTTTTCCATAAATCCAGAGCTTTTTAATTCTTCAATTTTTCCAAGCAATTCTAAAGATGCGTATGCTATTCCTCCTGCTGCTGCACCAACGGCAACAACAACAGCAGCAGTTTCGGCAACAGTTGCAAGATCAAGACCAGTAAGCTTTAAAAGCTTACTTCCAAGAAATACTATTCCTATTCCCAAAATCACTAATGCAGCTGCAAGAGCCATTAGAATGCCACCAGCCTTTATCAAATCTTCTGTCTTAATATTTTTTATTTGGCTTATTGCATCTTCTAAAAATGAAGAGTCGGCAGCTGGCATGCCCACCTTTACTTCTTCTTTTTCTACTCTCATCATTTTTCCATCATGCTTCATTTGAACTTTTTCAGCCTTCATTTTTTTCTTTTGATGTTCTTCAATCTTGCGTTGAAGTCTGAAATCCACACCACTTCCTTCTGCTTCTGCTTTACTTTTCAAACCTGCCTTCATCTTTTCCAATCCGCTTTCCGATATTCCTCTTTTTTGTGCAGCAGCAATTTTTTCTGTATCTGAAATGCCAGCTGGTTTTGGTGGAGCAATCTTGGGAGCAGTAGTTCCTTCTCTAATGGATTTTTGTTCAAGCAATCTTTGCTTGAGTGCATCGTTAGCTTGTTTGTCTACTTTTCCAACAGTACTTGCCGGAATAGGAGGTGGTGTAGGCGTTGTTGGTGCTGTTGTTGGTTTAGCTTGCGTTAATGCAGCCATTGGATCTGCTTTGCCAGCTGTTGGTTTAGCTTGAGTCAATGCAGCCATTGGATCTG